ATTAAGGAGCTAACAAATGGCTATTTCACGCGCACAACTATTGAAAGAGCTGCTCCCAGGCTTGAACGCTTTGTTCGGTTTAGAGTATGCACGTTATGGTGAAGAACACAAAGAGATCTATGAAACAGAAACCTCTGAGCGTTCTTTTGAAGAAGAGACAAAACTGTCTGGTTTTTCTGCTGCACCAGTCAAGCCTGAAGGTACTGCCATCAGCTATGACAATGCACAAGAAGCATGGACTGCTCGCTACAACCACGAAACTATTGCCCTTGGCTTTAGCTTAACAGAAGAAGCTATCGAAGATAACCTCTACGATTCTTTGTCTGCTCGCTATACCAAAGGCTTGGCTCGTGCGATGGCATACACCAAACAGGTTAAAGCTGCTGCCGTTTTGAACAACGGTTTCAACTCTGCCTACGTTGGTGGTGATGGCGTGTCTCTGTTCAATACAGCTCACCCCTTGGTGTCTGGTGGTACTAACGCTAACACTCCTTCTACTCCTGCTGACTTGAATGAAACCGCATTGGAAAATGCAGTTATTCAAATCGCTGCATGGACAGATGAGCGTGGCTTATTGATCGCTGCCCGTCCCCAGAAGTTGATTGTTCCTCCTGCTCTCCAGTTCGTTGCAACTCGTTTGCTCGATACTGAATTGCGTGTTGGTACAAACAACAACGACATCAACGCTATCAAGAACAACGGTTCTGTTCCAGAGGGTTACACCATTAACCACTTCTTGACAGCTACCAATGCTTGGTTCTTGACTACTGATGTACCTAACGGTATGAAGCACTTCGTTCGCACCCCCTTGCAAAATAGCATGGATGGTGACTTCGATACTGGTAACGTTCGTTACAAGTCTCGTGAGCGTTATAGCTTCGGATGGTCTGATCCATTGGGAATCTACGGTTCCTATTAATTAAAAGCTCCCCCCTGAGCTTTTGGCCCCACCCAAAAAGTGGGGCTTTTTTATTGTAAAAAACATTTGCATTAATTTTAAAAAGTAGTAATATTAAGCATCTGGGAGTTTTCCTCTTGTTGCTACTGGCCCAGCAGACGATGCAACGATTAACAAGAGACTTTTGCATAAGGAATTATTATGGGACGCAGTACCTTTGAAGGCCCAATCCTATCGGGTGACAATAGATTTGGCCCCGTTAGAGATATTGGCTATACAGATTTAGTTCAAACAGCTCTATTGGATTTTTCAGTTACAACGGCTAATACCGCTAACTATGGTGGTGGTTCTGGTCAGTTTGTAGCTTCGAACAACATTCCAAATAGCAATGGTGTTATTTATACGCCTCAATCTGGCGTGTATAGCGCAACAGGCCCAACGGTAGCTACGGCTCCTACGGCTGATGCTACAACTACAGTTTATCGTGGCGTAGTATTCTATTTGCCCTATAGCTGTAACATTACCGATGTTATCCTTGACATTGGTACAATACCTAAAGATAGTGCTGGCACACCTTTGGCTGTGACCGCTATCCAGCCTTATGTTTCAAATAACTTTGCAACATCTACTGGCGTGTATGCAACATTTGCCAATATCTCTAGCCCTGCTGCTCAAAGATACACAGGTACTTATGTTGGCTCACAGTTAACAAACAGCAACGCCACATTGCAAGATTTCCAAAACTTGCAGCCTGGTCAACAACCTTCATGGTTCTCTCAAGTTGTTGTTACATTGAAGATGACTACTTCAGTAGCTGGTCTTTCTTCTGGTCAAGTTGAAGTAACAATTCGTTACAACCAGAATGACATGAACATCGGTAACTCTACAACTTACCCCTACGGTAACTTTGACTAATTAATCGGGGGCTTCGGCCCCCTCTTTAAAGGAGATTAATTATGTCTGCACAAACTTCTTCCATCACCCGTAACGGGAAGACGGAACCGTTTGCCCTACAAGTAGCTCGTGGTCAGATAGCACAACACAGTGCTATTAATATTTTTGGATATCAAGCATCAGTTGGAACTTCATTCATTCCAATTTGGGAAACTGCTGCTACATATCCAGCTTATTTGACCAGTCCTTCTGTAATGACGATTGGCAGTAATAGCGCATCAGATGTTGGTGCAACTATTATTGTTAATGGTTTGGACAAGAACTTTAATCCTATTTCTGAGATTGTTATTATGGCTAGTGGTGGCTCTGGAGCTACTGCTACTACTGTAAATAACTATCTAAGAATTCAGGGATTGGTTTTAAACACCCCAGCTGGATCACAAAAAACCAATATTGGTCAGATTACTTGTACAGCAACAAACACCAATGTTTATGCGTACATTAATGCTGGTATTGGCAAGAGTCAGATGGCGGTTTATACCGTTCCAAACAACTGTAATTTTTACTTTACTCAAGTAACAATTAACACTAACAACGCTTACACGGCATCAGGAACATCTACACTTGTATATCAAGCTGTATCTTATAACAGTATTTCTGGTGCTCAGTTAAGTGTGTTGCAAGAGCCTTTCGTCAATAACTTTATTGTGACCAAAAGTATTCCATTCCAGTTTGGCCCTAAGACTGATATTCAGTATCAGCTAAAGATTGGCACAGGAACAGTTGGTGCTGGTATTGTTGTTGAGGGATATCAGGTTTTCAACTCGGACTCTGGAAGCGCATAACATGGCAACGACCCCAGCTTGGCAACGCAAAGAGGGTAAGAACCCGAACGGCGGTTTAAACGCAAAGGGTCGTGCTTCCGCTAAGAAACAGGGGATGAATTTAAAACCTCCCCAGCCAAAAGGCGGTAAGCGTAGGGATTCTTTCTGCGCCAGAATGGAAGGCATGAAGAGAGAATTAACTTCAACAAAGACTGCAAAAGATCCTAATAGTAGGATCAACAAGTCTTTGAGAGCTTGGAACTGTTGATATGCCAAGTAAATCAGCTAAGCAACACCGTCTTATGGAAATGGTTGCCCACAATCCAAAGATGGCCAAGAAGGTAGGAATACCGCAATCCGTGGGTAAGGACTTTGTAGAAGCCGATAAAGGCAAACATTTTAGAAAAGGTGGAGATATGCCAATCAATCCTAACGCAGTTAGAGCCATGAAGATGGCCGCAAGACGTCCAGCTCCTACGGTAGCTGCTACTCCTATGATGGGAGCTCAAATGCCAGGTGCTGCTCCTATGGGCATGAAGCATGGTGGCTTGAGCAAAGAACACCATAAGACATTGGCTCATCATCACTTGGCTATGGCAGAGCATCATCTCCATATGCACAAAGGTGGCATGAAGAAGATGGCTCATGGTGGCCCAGTTGAGGATCCTGAAATTGAAGCAGGTGAAAAGCATCTTAAGCATGGCGAACATGCTGTTCAAAAGCGTGGTCATACCCGTGCTTTGGAAGAAAAGATGAAGGGCAATGACGTTGGTAACTATAAGCATGGCGGTAAAGCTCATGTGAAGAAAATGGCTACTGGCGGTCATGTTAAAGAAACACACATGAAGCACGTTGAAGCTGGCGGTCATTTGAAACATGGTGAGCACCCTGTTCAAAAGAAGGGCCACACAAAGGCAATGCAACCTAAGATGAAAGGTAGGATGATCTAATGAAACACCACAAAGAAATGCACGAAGCAGCTCCACACCACAAGCACAATGTGGATCACGTTGAGCACCACTACGGTCATGGACATGATCATATGCATGAGCAACACAAAGTAAAGCACATGTACCATGAGCATAGTCATGGTCACAAGATGCACCACGAGCACGTTAAAGCTATGTGCTACGGTGGCATGAGTCACAAGTAAGGAGCTATCATGGCAACAAGTGCATTTGGTAAAGCTTTTAGAGCAGCAAGAGATGCAGGTGATAAGACTTTTACCTTTAATGGTAAAACTTACACCACTAAGATGAAGGAAGAAATGCCTGATACTGAGAGAGAAACTCAGGGTAAGAACATTGCTTTCTACAAGAATGCACTTGATGCGGCTAAGAAGTCAGCAGCTTCAGGCGAAGAAAGAGAGGCTATTGTTCGTAATTTGAACAAAGCACAATCTGATTACGCTGGAAACAAGGCAGGTCAAGAAATGACTACGGCCAACTATGTTTCTAGAAAACCTACGATGCCTGATGATGACTCTATGGGATTCACCTACGCAGGAAAAGCTCCTCCAACAGATGAGCCTAAAGACATGAGTATGCTTGGTATGCCCATGAAAAAGGGTGGTAAGGTTAAGCATCATCACGTTAAGAAGATGGCTTCTGGTGGTCATGTTAGCTCAGCATCTAAACGTGCAGACGGTATTGCCATGAAGGGCCGTACCAAAGGGAGAATCTGCTGATGATGGCAAGCCGCGGCATGGGGGATATCAATCCCTCTAAAATGCCTGGTAAGAAGATCATACATCGTAAGGATAATCCTAACGATGTAGAGGTCTACAAAGAAGGCGGCGCTGTCTGGGATAAACCCAACCCCAAAACAAAACATAAAAAGCTTAGTCCAGAAAAGAAAGCGGCTGCTAAAAAGGCTGCTAAGAAAGCTGGCAGAAGATATCCAAATTTGGTTGACAACATGAGAATGGCAAGCAAATGAGCTATCCAATATCCACAACGACTACTGGAACGACCTCCTTTAATCTAAATGTAAATGATTTAGTTGAGGAGGCTTTTGAGCGTTGTGGTTCTCAGTTGCGTACTGGATATGATCTTAGGACTGCAAGGCGCAGTTTGAATCTATTGACCATTGAATGGGCTAACCGAGGCATTAATTTGTGGACGGTTGAAGAAGGCGCTATTCCAATGGTAACTGGACAGGTAGCTTATCCCGTCCCAGTTGATACGATTGACTTGTTGGATCATGTGATTCGACAGTATCAGGGCAATACGTCCAACCAAACAGACGTCAATATCAGCCGTATTTCTGAATCAACATACTCGACTTTACCTAATAAATTGACGCAAGGACGTCCTATTCAGGTATGGTTTAACCGTCAAAGCGGTAATGTAAACGCTACATCGGTAACAGTTTCTAGTGCAGTCTTGTCTACAGATACTGTTATTAACGTCACTACGACTACTCCTTTAGCCTCATCAGGGTTTATCAACCTAGACAATGAGACTATTTACTATTCCAATGTTAACTATGGTACGCAGTTGCAGAACTGTTTCCGTGGACAAAACGGAACAACTGCCGCAGACCATAGTGTGGGGACTTTGGTATACCAGAATTGGTTGCCAAACATTAATGTATGGCCAGCACCAAATGCAGGGGGTGGATATGTATTCGTATATTGGAGAATGCGTAGAGTCCAAGATTCGGGCAATGGTATCGAGATACAAGATATACCGTTCAGATTTATCCCTGCAATGGTTGCAGGACTTTCATATTACCTATCAATGAAGATACCTGGTACTGATCCAAACAGAATCATGGGATTGAAGGCGGATTATGAACAGCAGTATGATCTAGCGGCTCAAGAGGATAGAGAGACTGCTCCTGTCCGATTTGTACCTCGCAACATGTTCTATGTGAGATAGACATGCCAAATAGGTTTGCATCAGGCAAGTATGCAATTGCGGAGTGTGATCGGTGTGGTCAGCGCTACATGCTCAAGGAGCTAAAAAAAGAGATCATCAAGACTCGGCTTTTCAACATCAAGGTATGTCCAACATGTTGGGATCCAGATCAGCCTCAGTTGTCGTTAGGTTTGTATCCAGTAAATGATCCACAAGCGGTCAGGGATCCAAGGAATGACAAGAGCTATTACCAGTCTGGCGTTAGTGGTTTAATGACACAAGTTGGTTGCGGAACGTGCAAGCAACAGTCAGGATTCCCACAAGACGGCAGTAGGCAAATACAATGGGGGTGGCAACCTATTGGCGGATCGAGAAACTTTGATGATGGTTTGACACCAAATGATCTCAATCCTAAATGGGCAGTAGGTACAGTAACAATCACGACAACGTAGGAGTTTGAAATGGACAAGAAACAAGTAACAAAGATTGCAGATAAAGAAGCTGCAAAAGAAGTTCACAAGCATGAAAAACACATGCACAAAGGTGCTAAGCCTACTAAAATGGCTAAAGGCGGTGTGACCAGTAAAGCTATGAAAGCAGTTGGTCGTAACTTGGCTAGAGCACATAACCAGAAACCTGGGAGCAAATAATGGCTACTCAAATTAAAGCAACGACTAAAAATAGTCCAGCTCTAAAGGTAGGCAAGAATCCTGATAATGGCCCTGCTGAGGAATATGCAGGTCGTTACATTGAGGCTATGCCTGAGTTGGATTCCAGAGTGGATCGCAGCAAGCTTGAGAATCTTAGCATGACCGTCAATGGTGTAAGCAAGACTGTAGGCGAGCAGCATCCCAAAACAAGCGGTATCAAGATTCGTGGAACTGGTGCAGCTACTAAGGGCATTATGTCCAGAGGGCCAATGGCTTGAACTACATTCAGCTTACAAATGCTATTCAGGACTACACTGAGAATACATTTACTCAGGTAGAGCTGAACACATTCATCATCAGCGCAGAACAGAGGATATTAAACTCTGTTCAATTGCCGTCTTTGAGAAGGAATGTGACTGCATATTTGTCAGCACAGAATCCGTATTTGCAAGCTCCTTTGGATTTCTTGTCTGTCTTTTCTTTTGCGGTAATTAATCCTACTACTGGTGAGTATTACTACTTGCTAGACAAGGATGTTAACTTCATCAGAGCTTCTTTCCCCAGTCCAACTTACTACAATACTCCTGCCTACTACGCCATATTTGGGCCTAGATCAGACAATGAAGATTTCCTTACCTTTATGATGGGGCCAACCCCAGATCAGAGCTATGAGGTAGAACTGCATTATTTCTACTATCCTACTTCTATTGTTCAGGGAAGTATGTATTTGGTGTCCATTACTCAACCTGGAATTGGGTATCCTAATGGCACTTACTACAACATTTCAGTAACTGGTGGAGCAGGATCAGGAGCTTTGGCTACGGTAACCGTGGTTGGCGGATCAGTTACCAATGTCACGATTGATGCAGGCGGTTCATTGTATTTGGTTGGAGATGTATGCAGTATTTCTCCAATTAATGGACAAGGTTCAGGATGCACGTTTAGTGTGACCAATACAACCAATCCATCTGGTACATCTTGGTTGGGTAACAATTTTGAATCGTCTTTGCTATATGGTTCTTTGATCGAGGCTTACACCTTTATGAAAGGTGATGCGGATATCATGGCCGTATATACAAAACGTTATGACGAGGCATTACTTCTTCTCAAGCAATTGGGCGATGGCAAAGACCGTGGCGATGCTTACAGAGATGGTCAAGTTAGGTATCCAGTTAAATGATAGTTCAAACCGTCACCACTTCGTTTACCTACAATGCTTTGTTGGGCAATATCAATTTGCAGACAGATCAAATCTACATGGCACTTTACAACGGTAATGCGGCCTTAGATAATACAACTGCGGTCTACACTTCAGTCAATGAGGTGGTAGGAACAGGCTATACGGCAGGCGGTCAGTTGATGACCAATATATCGGTGAGCTTTGACAATCAGAGCAACACGGTATTTATTAATTGGGCAAATGTTGTATGGAGTCCAGCAGCGTTTACATGCAGAGGAGCATTGATCTATGATAAGTCAAAGAACAATGCGTCAATCGCTGTGTTAAACTTTGGTTCAGACAAAACTTGCAGTAATTCCTTTACTGTAACGATGCCTGCGAACACAAATACGACAGCATTATTAAGGATATCTTAAGGAGTTTTTATGAGCGAAATAGCAAAATTTGGAGATACTTGTGATGCTACAGTCACTCGTGGCGCAGGCACAACCGAGATCATGGGCTTAGAAGGAGTCTATGAAGCGGTTTGTTACGACAAAGATGGAAACATCAAGTGGCAAGATACGATTCAAAACTTGACCACTAACGTTGGCCGTCAGAACTTATTGCAGTTTTACTTTGTAAGTCCTGCTTCAACTAATGCAATTGTGATGGGTTTGATGGGTGCAAGCGGTGGTTCATCTACTCCTGCCTATACAGACACACAATCAAGCCATTCTGGTTGGTTGGAAGTTGGCGGAACGAATGCTCCTACCTATTCTGGCACACGCAAGACACCTAGCTTTACCACAACCACTACGGCTAATCCAGCTGTATTGGCTACTAGCGCATCAGTTGTGTTCAACATGACTAGCTCGGGTACTGTGTACGGTGCGTTCATTAATGCCTCTGGTTCATCAACCATTGATAACACAACAGGCACATTGTTCAGCGCTGGAAACTTTACTGCTGGATCAAAGACAGTCAGTAATGGTGACACAATCAACGTTAGCTACACATTATCAGCCGCAGGCTAATAGGAGCCTCTGATGGCTTTTGCAATATATGATCGAGTTCAGCAGACGGCATCGGCTAACACCACAGTTAGTTTCACATTAAGTGGATCAGTAACTGGGTATCAGTCGTTTGCCGTTGTTGGTAATGGCAACACCACTTATTACGCAGCTTTTGACGGAGCTGGTAACTGGGAGGTGGGTCTTGGAACGTATTCCACTACTGGGCCTACACTAAGTAGAACAACCATCTACTCGTCTAGCAATTCGGGTAGTGCGGTCACGTTCAGTGGAACGGTCAATGTATTCATCACTTACCCATCAGAGTATGCCTTGTGGTCAGGTGGCCCCTTGGGTACACCAAGCTCTGGCACTTTGACCAATGCGACTAATTTGCCTATTGCAACTGGCGTAAGTGGGCTTGGTACTGGCGTAGCTACTGCTTTAGGCAATACGGCTAACGGTGCAAGTGGTGTAATGACTAAAGATGCCAATTCCAATATCACTTGGAATAATGAAGCACCTGGATATACCAACGTAGTTACCGCAGCTGGAACAACTACTATTACCGCATCTGGTACAAGGTATCAGCACTTTAGTGGCACAAGCACACAGACTTTGAAACTTCCAGATGAAACAACTATTCCCGTTGCAATGGGATATATTGTTGATAATGATTCAACTGGAAACGTAACAGTTCAGGATAGCGCAGGAAATACTTTAGCTACTGCCATACCTGGTGGAGCTGGTTGGATTTATTCTTTGTCCAATAGCACGGCTACAGGTAATTGGGCTGGCTATTTATTGCCTCCAGGAAATAGCTCTACTGCACCCTTAACTTGGGGTACTGCAGGTTTAAATATGTCTGGTCAGTATCTTCAGGGTGTTACAACCTTGAGTATGTCTGGACAATTGACCAATACAGTTGCTACAGGAACTGCTCCATTCGTGGTTTCCAGTACAACGCAAGTGGCTAACTTGAATGCTGCTACTGCTGGTAGCGCAGGATCAGTAACCAATTCTTTGACCTTGAACAATAGCGGATCTGGTGCTAGTTCGGGTACAACTTACAACGGGTCAGGCGCAGTTACTTTATCCTATAACACCATTGGCGCATCTCCTTTGGCTGGATCAGCAAGCATTACTACCGTTGGAACAGTTACTTCGGGTACTTGGAATGCTAACGTTATTACTGGTACATATGGTGGAACTGGCGTCAATAATGGATCCAACACCATAACAATAACAGGTAACTTTGCTACTTCTGGCGCCTATCCAATAACATTGACTGCTACTGGTTCAACTTCAGTAACTTTGCCTACATCAGGTACATTGTCTACTGTTTCTCTAAGCGCTGCTAATTCTTGGACTAATACACAAACGTTTAGCGGATCAACTAGTGTATTGGGTGAAGTCTTAGCTAACGCAGCAGAAACAGTAAATACGGTTGCAGGAACAGTAAATGCTAATGCTACGGCTTATTTGAATACTGGATCAGTAAGCTATTACACGACTGCCGCCTCAGCAACATGGACGCAGAATTTGACGTTTAGCTCTGGCACAACAATGAATAGTGCTTTGTCTACAAACCAAGCTGCTACATTTGCTATTCTTGTGACGCAAGGATCAAGTGGCGCAAGCTATTATCCTACTGCCGTAAACGTGGATGGATCTGCTTCGGGTGTAACTGTTTATTGGCAAGGCGGTTCAGCCCCTACAAAAGGCTATGCAACAGGCATTGATGTTTATACTTATACGGTCATTAAGACAGCTAGTGCTACTTATACCGTATTAGCTTCACAGACCCAGTTCTAATATGTTTGGGATAACATCATTTTCTGCAACATCTTTTGCGGGGAATCCGACTGTTATCAATGCCGTTGCGGTTACAGAAACTGTAACGCTATCGGATGTTGAGTCCGCTTCATCATACCTTGTTGGAGCTACAGTTGAGTCGTTCAGCTTAACAGATTTAGAGCCCGCAACGTTCATTTTCTATGAAACTGTAACAGATAGTATTACAGTTACGGATGCTGAGACAGGTGGATTTGGTTCTTATGTAACCGTTCCTGAATCATTTAGCTTTTCTGATGCGTATACAGGTGCAGGTGCATTTGCAGGATCTATTGCAGATACTATAACTTTAACTGTTTTACAAGTTGGAGGTATAGCTTTTTCAGGATCGGTATCTGAAACTGTTACTTTAAGCGATGCCATAACTGCATTTAGAGGTCAAAATGGTTCTGTAAATGAAACCATTAATTTCTCTGACAACTTTACTATGCGAGGTGTATTTGTTGGGGCGGTTTCAGAGCCAGTTACTTTGTCAGATGTTGTTGGTGGCAATAGTAAATTCGTGGGTAATACAGTAGAATCAATTTCAACAACTGATTCATTTGCTGGTAGATACTTTTGGGAAAATGTTAACGATACTCAATCGGCAACATGGATTGCAGTAAAAACGGTGTAAGGAAATAAAATGTCAACAAGTTATACGTCATTGTTGGGCTTAGCGTTACCTACTACGGGGTGCTTGTCTGGCACTTGGGGAACTGTAGTAAATAACAATATTACGCAATTGGTTGAATGTGCAGTAGCAGGTTCAGCTACTCAAAGCGTCACTTCAGCAGATTGGACGCTGACCACAACTGGTTCAGGAGCAGCTAATCAAGCTAGACAGGCTATCCTTATTCCTACTGGTACACCTGGTGTAAACAGAAACATCATAGCTCCAGCTCAAAGCAAAACATACATTATTGTTAATCAGTCAAATTCTACTGTGACTGTTAAAGCATCTGCTACAACTGGTGTTGTAATAGCAGCCAATTCAAATGCAGTTGTTGTTTGGAATGGTTCAGATTTTGTAAGAGCTAGTATCAATGCTGCTGGTTCAAATTCACAGTTGCAATTTAACTGTTCTGGATCTTTAGGTGCATCATCTAATTTTACATTTGACGGTACTAATGCTTACGTTGGATCGGGTGGTGGTATCAAGTTTGGTAATACTGCAAATACTCATTATGTTGGATTCAAAGGTGCTCCTTGTGGATCAACCAATATTCAATGGCAGTTGCCTGCGGCAGACGGAACATCTGGGCAAGTAATAGCGACCAATGGTTCTGGAGTATTGTCTTTCCAACCCGCTTGTGGCGTACAGTTAGCAGCTAACAACACATGGACTGGCACTCAAAACTTTACAGGCACAAGCTCAAAAGAAGCTATTAAACTTTTAAATGCTGCTGAATCTGCGGTATTGACGGGGACAGGAATAGCTGGCGCAGTCAATTTGTATGTAGCAAGCGGTGCAGTTATTTATTCAACCGCAGCAGCAACTTCTAATTGGACAGTTAATTTATCCTTCTCATCAGGAACGACATTGAATACTGCTATGGCAGTAGGCGATGTAATCAGCGTAGCATTTTTGGTAACTCAAGGATCTACTGCTTATTACAATACGGCAGTTACTGTGGATAGTAATTCTCAAACTGTTTCTTGGCAGGGTGGATCAGCTCCAACATCTGGAAATGCAAACGGTATTGATGTATATACATATACAATAATTAAAACTTCTTCAACTCCAACATATACCGTGTTGGGATCTTTAGTTCAATTTTAAGAGGTAAACAATGCCACTAATTATAACTAGAGGTGCAGCTTCAGCTAAAGGTTTTGGCTTTGCTGGTTTTGTAGGTAAAGCACCTGGAGCTCCAACAATTGGAACAGCTACGGCTGGAAATGCACTTGCTTGCGTAGCATTTACTGCCCCATCATGCACAGGAATTCCTCCTGGTATTACTGGCTATCAAGCAACATGCGTAGCAACAGGAACTCATACTGCAACTGGTTCTAGCTCTCCAATTCAAATTACTGGTCTTACAAACTGTACAGCTTATACATTTAAAGTTAGAGCAACTAATTCGGTAGGATATGGTGCATATAGCGGAAACAGTAATAGCGTTACACCAGTTGTTAAAGGTTCACAACTTTATACTACACCCGGCACATTCACATGGGTAGCTCCTGCTGGAGTAACTAAAATTTCTATTGTCGCTGTTGGTGGAGGCAGTGGATCAGGTAATTGTGGCGGATGTTGTTGTGGAAATCCTTTTGGGGGCGGCGGAGGCGCTGGAGGTGGATTAGGTTATAAAAATAATTACGCAGTTACACCTGGATCTTCTTATTGCATTACTGTTGGTGCTGGTGGTGGTGGCTGCCGATCTGGTGGATGCAGTTATTTTGCAAACACAGGTATAGTAAAAGGTGGTGGCGGACAAGGTGAGTGTGGTGGAAATCATGGTGGGTGTGGTGGTGGCAATGGTGGTTCAGGCAATGGAAATTATTACAACCGTACTTCAGGGGGTGGTGGGGCTGGTGGTTATTCAGGGACTGGTGGAGCTGGTGGCTATGGATGTACAAATAGCACATCAGGTTCTGGTGGAGGTGGTGCTGGTGGACAAAGAGCAATTTCCGCTTGCCTTGGCGCTGGTGGAGGTGGTGGTGTAGGTTTTTACGGACAAGGTTCTTCTGGAATTGCTAATTCAAGAGTTGGTTCTGGAGGTGCTGGTGGTTCTTCTGGTGGATCTGGTGTTTGTTCTTTAGGAAATAAAGGTGGTTCGGGAGGTAATTATGGAGGAGGTGCTGGTGGCTCTGGGAGAGGAGGAGGCACTACACAACATGGTGGAGGTGGATTTGTGAGAATTGTGTGGCCTGGATGCTCAAGAACATTCCCATCAACTTGTGTAGGAGTTCCATAATATGAATTTATACATTGAAACTGATAGCAACGGAAATCCAATTAACCATCCTGCTTTTGAAGAAAATCTTTTGCAAGCATTTGGTTCAATTCCGTCTAATTGGGAGCCATTCACTCGTGTAGAAATTCCAACACCTACGGTATATCAAGTTCTTGATAGCCAAGAACCGACATATCAAAAGGTTAACGGTGTTTGGACAGATGTTTGGGCCTTGCGTGACATGACAGACGCAGAAAAAATAGCCAAACAACAATCTGTGAAAGATGCTTGGAATTCAAAACCCAGACCAAATTTAACCGCATGGACATTTGATGAGGTAACTTGTTCTTACGTTCCTCCTATTCCAATGCCAACAGATGGACAACAGTATTTTTGGCAAGGAACAACAAATACATGGCAAATAAGACCTCCTTACCCAAGTGATGGAAAAGACTATAAATTAGACATTGCAACAGCAACGTGGGTTGTAGTTACTCCTACTCCTGGTGCATAATGTAGTTTTTTACAACCAAAGGAAAGACAATGTGTTCTGCTGCTGAAGTTATTGGGGAAACTGAGGTTAAGGAGGAAGCTCCACCGCAGAATCAATTGCAAGCTCTTTATTATTTTCCTACTGCCGTCTATACGGTAAATAGGCCAGAATATTTGGAATTAACTAGACAAGTTACTACTGAGTATTTGAACAAAGTTAAAAAAGGTAAAAAGCTTGATCCAATTTATCCAGTCATAATGACTGAAAATTTATTTACCGATGAACGAATGTTTGAGTTTTCAACATTTGTTGGCCAGACGGCATGGAATATTCTTGAGTCACAAGGATATAACATGATCAATAAAACAACTTATTTCAGCGAAATGTGGTGTCAGCATCATCACAAGCATTCTGCAATGGAGCAGCATGTTCATGGATTTGGATCTCAGATTGTAGGTTTTTACTTTATCGACTGCCCTCCAGATTCATCTCATGTTGTATTCCATGATCCTAAAGCAGCAAAGATAATGATCAACATTGATGAGTTGGTTCCTGCTAATGCTACTTATGCAAGCAATATGATTAACTTTAAGCCTGAGCCTGGAACATTTATGTTTACCAATGCTTGGCTTGCTCATTCATTTACTAGACATGCATCGGCTAAGCCTATGCGGTTTATTCATTTTAACCTTGGTGTTCAACTGGCTAATGTAGCTCCCCCTGCTACTACGCCAGTAGAAGTGGTTTGAAGTACAGGATTCGGTTTAACAAGTCCAGAGGTCAAGCAGGCAGAGGTTCAATGGAGCATGTTTGGCGAGTATTCGAAGGGGAAAAAGAATACTTGCTAAAACATTTTATATTAAATGTGCCAAGCAATAGCGAGATTGAGGCTAATGGACAGGATTGGAATGTGGTGTGCGAAGGCGTTATGACGATAGATCGTGCAACGTCAACTGCAACGATTAACAAAGGAGAGTGACATGGCTGAGAAGTGGATACAGAAAGCAATTAAACATGCAGGCGCTTTGAGAGAGCAGTTGCATGTTCCTGAAGGCAAAAAGATTCCTGCGAAGAAACTGGCTAAAGCAGCTAAGGCTCCAGGCAAGCTTGGTCAAAGAGCTCGTCTAGCTGAAACTTTAAAGCACATGCACAAATGAGTGACGATGTAGATAAGCGTTTAGCTGTGCATGAAGCAGTCTGTACAGAGCGATATAACTCAATCTCCAAGTCTTTGATGGATGGTTCCAAGAGGATGTCAAAGATTGAGTATTTGCTTTATGCCGTCATCATTGCTGTGCTCATGGGACCTGGTGCAGCGGCTGAAATATTTAAGAAAATCTTTGGTTTGTAATTGATTATTCATTCATTTATAAGAAAATTTAAGAGCAGTCACTTGACTGTATTTTTTAAGGAATAAACATGATTAACGTTATCCAATCCCTTCAAGATTTCATTGCCAAGTTGGGTTTTTCTCAAGGTTCTGCCGAGCACGATGCTGCTTCTAAGTTTGCTGACTTCCTCACACAAGAGCAACAAAACATTCAAGACGCAATCACATTGCTCACAGACCACGGTTACACCGTTACTCACGATGCTTTGCCAGATGCGGTTGCTGCCCCCGCTGAGCCTGCTGCTGCCCCCGCAGACGCTACTCCAGCTCCTGCAACTAACTAAAATCCAAGCCCCTCTTTGGAGGGGTTTTTTAAGGTGTCAAAATTGATCCATTCACTCTTGTTGCCCTTGCCTCTGGCGCTTTCAAGCTCTGTAAAGATGCTTGTGAGATGTACAAAGAGGGTAGGCAAATTGTTGTTGATATTGCCCATGAAGTTGATGGAGTTGTCAAAGACGCTAAGGCAGTACAAAAAAAAGCCAAAGGGCTTCTTGGGTTCTTAACTAGCGTATTTGGTAAGAAAGAGGAAGAGCAACCACAAGTTGCTCAACCTACTAAAAAGGCTAAAAAGAAGAAAGAGGCTCCTCCAGAGTTTGATGAAAACCTCATTTACCAACAGGTCAGTGATGCTCTCATCAAGTTCTATAGAGCGTACAACGCCCTAAAAAACTATACGAAAGAACAGGAAGAGTTTGCTCTTCATGCAAATAACGAGGAAGGCCAAGAGGCTGCAATTAACATAACGATTGCCAATTTGCAGATGGAGAAATTGAATACGGAGCTGAGTGATTACATGGTGTACCACGTTCCTCTTGAATTGAAGGATTTGTATACTCGGGTCAATCAGCAAATTGGTCACATTGCCAATGTGCAGGCGCTTGCAAGACGAGAGGAAATGCTGAAGGAGCGTAGGGCAAAATGGCAACGGGAGCAAAAGGCGGATCTAATAAAGGGAAGAATGGTGGCTTCAGCAATTACAGTGCTGATGCTAATGTGGGCATGGCTAATGATTCTCAGCATGACACACTCGCCATCTTATTGATCATTGTTTTGTTGGTTGTTTTGCTTTTACTGATTCCGTTGATTGCTTGGATGTATGTGGATGTAAGGCAGATGGAGCTGAGGGTTAACAAGGCCCTACAAAGGATTGAAGGCAAATGATTAAAAAAGCCAGTTTTATATACACATCTATACTAATATGTATATTTTTTCCATTTTTGTGTACAGGTTGCCATGATTCTTATCGCTATACATGCCAAGACCCTGCACACTTTCAGGATCAAGAATGCCAAAAACCGATGTGTGAGTTTACGCAAACTTGCCCTGAATATTTAGTAGCCCCCATTTTGGAGAAGAAAATTGAAGGAATTACTTCTAGCATTCCTCAACAGTCCCAAGGAACGCCTGTCTGCCGATGACATAGAAGTCCGTGTAAGGGCTTTTGTGATTATCATGGTGACCTTGATTCTGTTCTTTATTGTGGTCACATTGATCTATAGCATTATGTTTGTTTCTCAACCAATCAAACAAATGGCCCCAATAGATCAAGCTTTCTCCAAGATGCTGAACGATATTGTGCTTTTGATTGTTGGCGGTATTGGTGGAATATTGACCAAGGGCGTAACCAATGAGGCTACGAACATGATGAACGCAGCAAAAGCTAATACTGCTGCCTATGTTGCTCCGCCTCCCCCACCACCAGCTCCAGTCGTAATGATGGCCCCATCTACACCACCCAACTGGACGCCACCTTTTCCTCCTCAAACACCGCCTTACTTAGAACCTGACCATGAGAGGGAAAGAATGGCTAACGCTAGGGCACAAGCAATATGATTAGTTGGCTATTCGGTAACATCATGTATTATTTGGCGTTGGCCGCCTTGTTTGGCGGTATGGCCATTTTTGTAGTTGGTTTTTTTGCGGGCATTTTCCCGTTGTTAAAAGCTCATGCACTTTTGATAAAAGTTGCTGGAGCAGTTTTGTTTATATTAGGAGGTTACTATGTCTCAGATCATCACGGCTATGAAAGACGGGTTGCAGAAGATAAAGCAGAAATTGAGCGCCTTAATGGAGATGCTCGGGCAAAAGAAGCAGAGCTCGGACAAAAGCTCTCAAGAGCCACCAGTCAATTAAAGCAGGCTAAAAATGATATCAAAACAAAGCAAGCTAGTATTAATGCTCGCATTGATGCTGGCGAGTTGCGCCTCCCCTCCACCTGTGGTGTACAAGCCAGTGCAGATGCCCCCAATGGAGATCAAGCCAATGGAGCCGAATCTAACAGACAGACTGTTAAAGATATTGTCTCCATCGCAGCAGACGGAGACAAAGCAATCGTCAAGCTCAATGCCTGCATTAGCCAATACAACGAAGTGATGAAGACCGTGAATGAGGGTGTGAAATGATTACAGTTGAAAAGCTTCATGCCTTACAGATTGGGCCAGAATGGGTTGAGCCACTTAATGCAACGATCACAAAGTTCAACATCTTTACCGTTAAAGAGCAGGCGGCTTTTATTGGTCAGCTTTCCCATGAATGCAATCACTTCCGCACTTTGGAAGAGAACTTAAACTATAGAGCTGAAACCCTTCAAGCTCTCTTTCATACTCACTTTAAACCAGAGGAGTATGCCCTTTTTGCCCATCAACCTCAAAAGATTGCCAACCGCATTTACGCTAATCGTGGAGGTAATAGGAATGAGGCAAGTGGGGACGGTTTTTTGTACAGGGGAAGAGGTACGATCCAGCTCACCTTTCACGATAACTACTGGCATTGTGGCCAAGCCCTTGGTCAGGACTTTGTAAAGAATCCAGACTTGGTAAAAACACCTATGTATGCAGCAATGAGTGGTGGTTGGTTTTGGGCTACGCACGGGTGCAATAACTTAGTTGATAATGATGAAGCGCTTTGTAAGAGAATCAATGGTGGTTTGTTTGGACTGAATGAACGCAAGGAATTAACTGCTAAAACTCTTGCGGTTTTAAGCGCCTAATGGGACAATAAGTTATGCCACTAAAGAAGCTTCTATTCAAAGCTGGCGTCAACCGTGAGAACACAAGATATACCACTGAGGGCGGGTGGTTTGACTGTAATAACATACGGTTTCGCCAAGGTAGCCCTGAGAAACTGGGAGGATGGAGTATCATCTCCAACAACACTTTTAAAGGTGTTTGTAGAGCTCTTTGGAATTGGTCTACTTTATTCAATGAATCATCATTAATCAGCGCTGAAAACTTAATTGGCGTTGGTACAAATCTCAAGTATTACATTGAACTAGGCGCTGCTTATTACGATATCACGCCTATTCGCTACACAAGTGTCATACCAGAAACAAGCTTCACGGTAACTGGCGGATCGTATACGGTTAAGGTCAATGATCCTGGGCATGGAGCTATAACAGGTGACTTTGTAACCTATTACAACACCATTACTTTTGATGGAGTCACGATTACTGGTGAATATCAGGTAACGGTTATTGATAGCAATAACTACACTATTCAAGCATCTACTACTGGCGTTGTTGGTTGGGGTGCAGGGCCTTGGGGTGGCGGTACTTGGGGTATTGGTACTGGTACTGGAGCTTCAGACACAACTACTTTGACTGGCATTACGATCACAGATACGACAGGTGATTTTGCTTGCTCATCTCCTGCCAATACGCTTTATGTGGGTCAGCCTATAACCATTAGCGGAACGTTTGGCGGAACAGGAAGTATTTCAGGCTATGCTAATCCAACGACTTATTACATCATTGCCACGAACGGCTCAACCACTTTCCAGTTATCAACAACTAGGGGAGGAACTGCCGTTACAACTACTGCTGGTACACCTACTGGTTTGACGTATACGTTGGGGCTAGGTGTGATAGCTGAGTACCAAATCAATACTGGGCCAGCTTATGTGATTTCCAATAGCGGTTGGGGAACTGGTGCTTGGGGCTTTGGCTCTTGGGGTAATGGTCAGGCTACTGCGAATAGCATTCAGCTTTGGAGTCAGAAGAACTTTGGCGCAGGACTGGTTTTTGGCGTCCGTGGTGGCGGAATGTATTACTGGAATCCTAATGTTCCTTTAACTGGATTTCAAGTGGCTATTTCAGTAGGTTCGCCTGCTATTATTACTTTGACTTATCCGTTGACAGTTGGAACGGCTATTCAGTTTTCTACGACTGGTGCGTTGCCTGCTGGACTTCAGTTAGGAACTATTTATTATGTTATCAACGTATCTGGCAATACTTGCAACGTTTCTACTACTGTCGGTGGAAGTGGGGTTAATACTTATGCTGCCGGTTCTGGTGTTCAATCTATCAGCACACGAGGCATTAATCTCGTCAATCTTGCTAATGCTGATGTTGACACTCCTGTAGTTAACAACGTTACTTTTGTTTCTGATATTTATCGTTTTGTCTTTGCTTTTGGATGCAACGACTATGGCACGACTGTTCAAAATCCCATGCTGATTCGTTGGGCGGATCAAAACAGTTTGACCACTTGGGCTCCTTCTATTACCAATCAAGCGGGTAGCTCTTTGCTATCTAGGGGTTCACAGATTGTTACCGCCATTCAGACACGCCAAGAGGTTTTGGTGATTACTGATTCGGCTACTTATTCCCTCCAATACGTTGGAGCTCCTTACTTCTGGGGTACATACTTACTTACAGATAACATTTCTATCATGGGGCAAAACGCAGCAGTTTTGGCTTCAGGAGCTGTTTACTGGATGGGCTTTGATAAGTTCTACGTCTATAGTGGCGGAGCAGTTAATACGCTTAATTGCGACTTGAGAAGGTATGTATTTACCAACATCAATCAGAATCAACGCACCCAAGTTTATGCTTCTACCAATGAGGCGTTTAATGAAGTTTGGTGGTTCTATCCATCAGCTAACGCCTTAGAAAACGATAGCTAC